AAGGTTAATTTAGAACCTTCTTTCATAAACCAAACATCACCAGTTCTGGTATTGAATGATTTATTAGCTGGTTCGTATTCACCATTGTTAGCATGGAACTTACGCATCTCATACCATTTTTCTTTACCTTGTTCGTCAACCTGGAAGTTTGCAGTCATGACGTTACCAGAACGGTCTGTCTTACCAATTTCATATTGTGCAATGACCTCGTTACGGTCACTAATTACACCAACACGAATAACTCCAGTTTGTCCAAGTTGTAAAGCGTGAAATTTAGCATTAAAATCGACACGGAAATCGGTACCACCTTTAACACCATCACGGTCTGCAGGGATATCAATATATCCGATAGCCTCAGCCCATTTATTTTCAAATCCTTTTTCATCGCCTCCTGGGTAATGCACACCATTTGTAATATAGTCTGCAGCACCAAAACCTGATGAAGGGTTGTGTTTATGAGCCATTTCTTTAACAACAAGTCTATTTACAATTTGTGATTTTTCTGTCGGAGCAATACCAAGAACAGGTCTACCTCCAAATTGATGACGCCCTTCTTGTAACATACCCCAACCTTTAGGGCCAAAGTCACCCTTCTTAATTTGTAGAAGGATTTCAGACCCCGTACCATCAACATAACGAGGAGTACCTTCTTCAGTAGCCTGAGTAGACCCTAATTCCATTACTCCATTTTGATTTACGATACCAATCCAACCAATGTTAGTCTTATTCTTAATTGTAATAATAGGATAAGCTTCGGTGTTAGCTGGGTTGTTAATATCTACGTAAATACATTTTGCTTCGGTATCTTTTGTAAATTTCGCATACTCAGTTTGTGGGCCTTCACTAGACACAACAATCCCAGTATCCGAATGCCAAAGCCCATCAGGAACAGTGAATGAAATAGTACCAGTCGCCTGTTCCTCTTTAAGACTTTCAGTAAACGAGAATTGACCTTCAGAGATTACATCGTAATATCCATTAGGTTCATCCTCGAATCGAAGATGTCTTGTCCCGTTTGGGAAATCAAGAGCACCCGTCATTTCACGTCTAAATCTAGCACGTTGATTAGTATCAGCAAAAATCAAGAAATCAATCTTGATAGTTTTAGCACCTAATTTTTGATAGGCATGCTGAGTACCATAACGGTCTGTACCAGTAGACGTTGTATTAGTTTTAGCACCACCAAGACCTCTATCAATCTTGGTAACACCACCACGATAACGTTCGATAAGCTCTGTTATATTGACTTGGTCTGAACCTTCGCCCAACAGGATATCGAAATATAGTTCAGTAGAACCACTCATTAAGTGATACCTCCATTAATTCTGTCTTGACGTGCCTTGTATTGTAATTGTGCATCAGCCATACCTGGAGCAAGCACATTATTAATACGTTTACCATCAATGTAAGTATTAAGAACTTGACCTTCACGAAGAAGACCAGCTTGTTCTTGATTGACAACATTAAGTTCACCCATTTGTCCGTTAAGTGTTTCAACTTTACCGATAAGGGTGTTAATATTGTCTGAGTTTGTGAGCATTTGTGCAACTTGTGGATTAAGTAATGAGTATTGTAGGTTAAGAGCAGTCTGACCTGTCAAAAGTCCAGAATAATCTGTAACAGCTTGCAAAGCAGATGTCTCAACTTGACTCATATCAAGGATAGGTTTGATTTTAGGATTAATATCCATGTTGTCATAATCCATATCATTAACTCTATCAACTTGATTTTGAATTTCGCCCATCAAGTTATCCATTGCATCAATTACTGTAGGTGCGGCAGAACCCATACCACTAGCAATTGTTTCTACAATGGTTTTACCTGAATGCTCAACCTTACGCCAACCAGCTCCAGACATAGGCCCTTTCTTGGCTGGTGAGTTAGGAATATGTGCTTTAACTGTAGCCCAAAGGTCTGAGATAGCACTTGTAGCTTTACCGATAGCACTACGGATACCCCCAGCAATAGCATCAACCATAGAAGTACCTGCGTGTGTGAGTTTAGAAATAACTCCACCGTCTGGTGTCATTGCTGATTTCGCAGCATCAAGTACGCTTTTAGCAGCATTAGATACAGGGTTTCTACCTTGGTCAATACCACCTTTAAACGTTCCAGACATCTTGTTACCGTGACCAGTAACATCGTTTTGTCCGAACATTCCTTTAGCACCGTTTACAACACCACTAGCAGCACCAGAAACCATACCAAGTAAAGCACTGATACCTCGTCCGAATGTGCTTGAAGTGTTGTTACCTTGTGATGTCATATTGGCAGAACCAAAACGTCCACGAGCACCATTCACTACACCATCAACCGAACCAGTTACATTTCCTAGTCCATTTTGAATTCCTGTAGCATAAGACCCAATGTTGCCCAAACCAGCAGCCTCGAATGATTGGTTCATTTCCATAGACTGAAGTTTAGTTGAGATTGAGTTGATAGTTGCGATAATATTATCTACAGCTACTGATGCTTCAGGACCAACAGCAGGCATAGACTGCAAGTTAGTTGCAATGTCTTTCACCTTGTTGATGATTGAGTTCATGTTACCCATGTTAGTAACAGCAGTCTCATCAGGAGCAGAATCACCCATAGATTTAGCCTTGTTCATGATGGTCTTCATGTCGTCCATCTTGTCACTAACACCTTCGACATCAATAGATTTCATACTTGATGCAGATTTAGACGCATCAGATACTGAAGCAAGAGCTTTAGCACCGTTCTTAATACGTGTTACCGCACCAGAGCCATCTGAGAATACAGACAAGAAGTCTTCCTTGAAGAGATTTGATGTAAGCACATTAGCGAGTTTCTTGACGACGTCTGCTGATTTTTGCATATCCTCTGGAGAACCAGAAGCTGAAATCTTAATTGCAGTATCAGCAAGGTCTTTGACATTAGTTACAATGCCTTTCATAGCAGACAACTGACCAGAAATCTTGTCAGCTCCACCACTAATAAGACTACCGAAAGCGGTCTTAAGAGTATTCCAACCGATAACATCGCCAAGTTTAGCTACAATCTGACCAGCCTTAGTCATTGTCTCGATATCACCAACACTAGCAATAGTAATAGCAGTAGACGCTAAAGATTGAATTGATGTTGTGATACCTTGCATAATCATGATTTGTCCAGCAGCACCCTCAAGACTTGTCACGTTAGACATAAGACTCATGAATGCAGACAAAGCACCTAGAATAAGTGCAAGGCCAGCAATAACCATGACAGATGCAGCCAAGTCAATTCCAGCGTATGGAATAAGACCAATAGCTACATTTGCTAGAGTTTGTAGAGCTTGAATGATACCGTTAGCTAGAGCAATTGTTGTAGCAACACCAAATCCAGCTACAGCACCAAATATAGATACTACAGTTGCTAATGCTGTAATTACAACAAGGATTACACCTAATGCTAATATAGCTACAGCTCCTGACATCAAGTCACCAATAGACAATGGTGCAAGAGAGATAACAATATCGCCCATACCTTTAAGAGCCGGTACAATTGTTAGAATCAATGCAATTACAGGAATAACACCCCAAAGAGCACCGAATGTCCAACCAGCAAGAAGAGCAAGTACACCAAACTCAGTTGTGAGAATGAATAAAACTTGTCCTAACGCGGCTATTGCTACTCCACCTTTAAGAAGTTCGCTTACAGACAATCCTCCAAGAAGAGCTACAGTGTCACCCATTTGTTTAAGACTCCAAGCGACTGACATAATCAATGGAATCATAACAATGATACCCAAAAGTGTCATTGGACCAGTGTTACCAGCAAGTGCACCAAGTACACCAATTATAGCGGTAGTTGCTGTGAGTACCACAGCTAATACACCGATGGCTGTAACTGCAGACATAAGTTGTCCAGACTCAATATCAGCTAAAGGAATAACTGATTTTGAAAATTCCTTAAGAATTAGCATGATAGCAGTCATTGTACCAAGTGCTACAATAATACCACCAACAGTCTTAAGGTTTGTGACAAGTTTAGACATACCGATAACGGTTGCTGTCATAACTGCCAAGACAATGCCTAATATTGACAACGATTCTCCACCAGCACGAATACCATCAACTGGTAAATCGGCTAGTTCGAACAAAGCAAGTGAGGCTTCTTTTAGGACATAAACCAAAGCGACCATTGTGCCGAGAGATACAAGGATACGACCTACATCCTTCATGTTTGTGATAAGTTTAGACAATCCAATAACTGTTCCTTCAAGAGCA